ACCCCACGTGGACCTATATAACTTCTATTTCAAAAACGCGAAAACAGTATTTTCGATTATTACTAGAATTCAACGTCATGATTGTGAAATTACCCTCCGAATGATCTTTCACAATTTTGTTCATTGCACCCAAATGTATGTCAAATCTATTTAGATATTTATACGGAATCACACCACCACACCCATGGTAAGTGGTCTGATCGGCGATAACTTTCCAAATTCGGGAACACTTTCCAGTTACATTAACTTTGGGATAAAACTCGTCATCACAGAAATCTATTTCAGATTCAACCTGATCATAACTAATTTTTACAATGTCTCCCACTTTTACTTCTAGGAGATTTTTCTTACCCCCGATAGCTTCTGCAAACTCTTTATACTCCCCATCTTGGATTTCATACTTTTCTTGAAGTTTGTCCAACAAGGAAAGTAGATGATGGCGATCCATTTTCAATTTACCAATTACAGTGACATGTATTACTTAGGCACCAGTAGACCCAAAACCACCCGCCCCCCTCTCCGTCTCTTCGAGGAGACCAATTTCTACCACTTCGGGTGTATCGCACTTCTCAAGAACAAGTTGTGCGATACGATCTCCTTTTTTTACCTCAAAGTCTCTGTCTCCGTGATTGAAGAGCACGACCTTGACTTCACCCGTATAGTCGGGATCGATGACACCCGCCCCAACTTGGATACCATGTTTCACAGCGAGACCGGATCTCGGCGCGACGCGACCGTATACACCGGGCGGAAGGACTATCGCGATACACGTACCGACGAGAGCGCGTTGTGTAGGCGCGATAACGCAGTCATCACAAGCATACAAATCGTAGCCAACAGCACCACCAGATCCACGAGTCGGGATGCGCGCTTCATACGCGAGTTTTTTGACCTTGAGCGCATTCATGCTATTATGTGTATCACGATGGCCTAAGCTTTATAAAGGTTTTGAAATAGTGATGAATATGCGCCTCATCGACCAACCAGAGCTCGTACTCGCCGAAAACGATCACGGGGACTGGAAGCTTCGCACGTTTCCGTACTACACCGAACGCTTCTGTCTCCGCGAAGTGTCTGTAGGTGGACCAAAACAAAAAACAGTCACCGACGCGTTTGAAAAGATTGAATGCCACGTCGGAGATCGTCTCGAAGACTTCGTCGCGCGTAAACCTCTGTGTGTACTACCGATCGGACACACTGGAAAATGCATCGGCAATTTCCCGTGCGTGTGCCCAGTCACGAAATCTAAGTTGAATTATATCACCGTGAGCGAAGGCGAATCCGAGGGTCCACTCAAAAATAGAATATCAAGACTGTTTCCAGTGCGCGTGAGTAAGAAGACGGCGTCACTTTTCAAAAAAATCGGACTCTCAAAAGTAGCCGTTCCGGTTTCAAATTCAACGACACCCGAGGGCATGGCGACGTGTCTCATCGATATTTATACGTATATTCAGAAAGTCAAAGGCGAAGGATTTGAACATCCGGTATTTGAGGAACACTGGAAATACATGTGTTCGGTGTACCCACACATGTGCCGAGACGATATACTCGTGTGTCCCGTCACGGGTGAACCGATCACGATGCACATGCTCAGTCTCAACGCGCGCGAAAATGAAGATGGTATTGAAATAGGGCATCTCGATTGTCGATGCGAACACCGTTTCACGATTCGGGGTATGAATGTGTTTTTGATGACTCGGAAAGGGAATCGACTGGTCGGTGAAAATCGATTTGATTCAAAAGACTTCCGGGATGATCTCATCCGCATTGGGCGTTATGGAACTTAAAAAGTCTAGCGTATTATTTTGTAATGGTAGTGCACGTTCATCATGGTGACTGCTTAGAAAAACTCGACCTCGTCGCCGATGCGAGTGTCCAACTCGTGTGTATAGATCCACCCTATAATATAGGGAAGGATACCTGGGATACCATAGACAATTACGTCGAGTGGTTCACGTGTGTCGTTCAAAAACTCGAAACAAAGATGAAACGAAATGGAAGTTTTTTGTTTTTCCACAATGATATGGAACAGATATGTGAACTCATGATTTCAATACGAAAGAATACATCACTCGTGTTTCGAAACATGATCACATGGAACAAACGTTTCGATGGATCCCCGAAGAAGGGATACTTGGATGGATACGTCGTCAAGAATGATATGCACAATTGGAATAAGATGTGTGAATATATACTCTTTTATACTTTTGATAATTCGAGCATCATCAAAGAACGGCGTCAACACCTCGGTGTTAAACAATTAGATATATCGCGTGAAATTCTCTCGAGGACTGGAGGTCTGACGGGATGGTACTCGAATATAGAAACTGGAAAGAATATGCCGACGCGTGACACGATTAAACCCATTGAAAAGTTTTTAGGACTCACATACGAAGACATCGTACCCAAATTCAATAATCAAAAAACCGATCACTGTGTATGGAATTACGATATGGCGAAGCGAAGTGATGTACACATCACACCGAAACCGACGGATCTACTTGAAAATATTATTCGCCACACGACGGATGAAGGTGATCTCGTGCTCGATTGTTTCGCTGGAAGTGGGTCGATCGGACAGGCGTGCATTAATACGAATAGAGATTGTCTCTTGATTGAGAAGGAACAAAAGTATATTGAATTTATTCAAAATCGATTTAAGGATAGTAATCACGTGCATAATAATGAAGCTCGCGTGGCAAATTCATAACGCTATCGTCCCACCGAAGTCTGATTACGATAAACTCAAGCGTAAAATTAATAAGACCACATTGGGGTATGGTACGGCGCTCACATCGGCGTATTTTATCACACACGGCGCGGAAGAAGGTGTATCAGCCGCACTCGGAGTCGTGTCTTCTCTGGGATACATAAACCTTCTTTCGAAACACGTGGATAATATTGAAAAATCACCCATTCAAAAACAGTTACTCGTACCGATTGGTACGGCTGTTTTTGAAACGATGTGGAATCACGCGCCGTTTGGTTTTGATTTTGATTACGGTGCAACTCTGTTGGGTTTCCTCGCCTACAAATTTGCTTTGCTCACCGTTTTATACGACGTCGTGAGAGATATGATGTTGTCGGACATCAGGGATGAGGTGCATGAAGATTAGCATTCGCGGTGCGATATGTCTTCCCCTTCATGACATAACTGTGAACCCTCGCGTACCCCCACGCTTGTGGAGAAGCTCCCGGACGATGCCCGGTTCTCCACGCAGCGAGACCTCGGTTGTATACGGTCTCTATGGTTTTGAGTGGAATCTTCGTAGCTTTCGCTATATCTGGGAGGGACTTGACACCCGGATACTTCTTTCTGAATCTCTGAGTGTATGAAGACGTGCGAGTCTTTATGTCTTTATTCGTCTTGAAATCCTTGTAATCCCTTTTAAGCATTTTCGTGTACCGAGTTTCAATGTCCCGGAGGGTTTTGAGACCCCTGAAGTACTTGAGAGGGGCATAAATAGGACCCTTTGTTTTGCGCAACTCTTTCACTTTTTTGGTTATTTCTTGATCCGTGAGAGGCATCTTAATTATTATGTAGAATTATTTTTGACTCAGATGTTTGATTGCTTCGAAAATATTCGAGTAAATTGTGTTACCAAAGCGAACTCTCCCCGACTTTGCGGACATCCAACCACGATGCCCATTGAAATACGCGCGCTGTATATCAACCATTATAAAAAAGAAAGATTATTTTATAGAAAGCTGAGATGGGTCTCACGATTATTATGGGAAATATGTTTTCCGGTAAAACATCCGAACTGATCAGACGACTTAAGCGTTACAAGATCATAGGTAAGAAGATCGTCGTCATAAATTCAGCGAAAGATACTCGATCGCCTGATGAAGTATTGAAGACCCACGACGGTGTTCGATTTCCGTGTCTCAAAGTAAATCATATATCCGAGTGTATCATCACAGATGAGTTCTGTAAAGCGGAGATCGTGGCGGTCGACGAAGCTCAGTTCTTCGCAAACCTCAAGGAATTTGTAGATATGTGTTTATTCCTTGACAAATCCGTGATCATCGCCGGTCTCGATGGAGATTATCAACAGAACAAGTTTGGTGAAATCCTAGACTGCATTCCAGTGGCGAGTGATGTCGTCAAGCTTTCAGCGCTGTGCATGGATTGTAAAAATGGAACACCCGGACCATTCACGAAAAGAATCGTCAAGAGTGATGCACTCGAACTCGTGGGTGGCACGGACATGTACAAGGCGGTGTGTCGCAAACATTTAATCTCACCATAATATAAATGAAAGAGCTTTTGAAGCAAAAGGCACCGTTCATGGCTAAAGTTTTTGCGAATCTCGTTCTCCAGGGAAGTATCGCGTACGCCACATCCATACAGGATAGTCCGCACGTCGCGCGTAATATACTCGCGTACACACTCGCCTTCGCTGCGTGTGTTCTGACCATGATCTTCGCGACATTGTCCATGAATGTGCGTTTCGTCTTATTCAGTGTCATTTCGTCTCTGCTCGGTGCGATCCTCGGTGCCACGCGAAACATCGACAAGGATGTGCTCAGAGAGACCATGGCGAGTATCGTCGGTGTTTTCGTATCCATGTTCATGCTCGGAGTCGCCTCCGTTCAGTTTAATATAAACATACTACCACTCGCACTCATTCTATTCATGGGTCTCGTGGGTTTAATGATCACACGTCTTTCACTTTCTAAAGAAAAGAAAGGATCACTCTCGAAAGCGTTCGTCGTTTTGTTTGCGTTATACATTCTCGTTGATACGAATGTGATTCTTCAACGAAATTATAAAGGAGACTTTGTGGATGCGTCGTTCGATTATTTCACGGATCTCACGCAAATATTTTCAGGATTAGTAGCGTCGAATATCTAATATCAATGTGATTCGTCGCTTATGACCAAGCTTTTGAACCGTGTGATATCTCGAGTGATCAAATAAGAATTCTTCACCCGTCAGATGTACGTGTTGATCATACTCCGTCTCTAATATACAATCTTTACCACTCTCCAACGTGAGATGATATCGTAGTTGTGTATTACTTTCGGCTTTATGTGGAGGAATGGTGAGTGGACCTTCAATCACAGAAAACATTGCCGTGTCTTCGTCGACACATGGAATCGATCGTAAAAGTGTATATAATTTAGGGAAGTCCTTCGCCTTGTAGTAATAATACTTATTGTTCTTATCGAACCATTTATCAAGATCGTGAAAGTAATACTTATCTGTTTTAGAAAAGGTATCATAAAACTCGTGACGAATCGCCCAGAAATTTGTTTTAACTTTCCATAAACCTTGATAGTCGTTGTGATCGTATCTCCGCCTGTGCATGAATATGTCCGTCAATGTGTTTCGTATACCGACCAAGGGTCTCCATGGATTTTGAAAATAAAGAAGATCGATGGGTGCCTTGAAAAAGTCGTATAATATCAGAATGACGACGAGTCTCCACATTAATTTCTTTGTACATAATAAAAATGCCCGGATACAAGCAGTCCGAAATGTTCGCACCCCAGCCCACAGAAGACAAGCCCGACATGAAGCGTCGTTTCACGATGCCGCGTTTCACCATGATTCAGTGGACGATCATGGCTTTGGTCGCGTACGTCGCGTTTCAATATAAGAACTTGAACAAGCCGATCACGACGACCATCATGTTCGCGATCGCGCTGTTGCACATGTACGATCACTTGTTCTTGATTCATCGCCACGATGAGCGTCTGTTTCTTTTGCCGGGGGAAAAGAAGGAAGGATACTGCGCGGCGTGCCAAAAATAATTTACCCGCGTATTATAAGTATGCGTGTTAAAATTACACGCAGTCCTATTCAAACTAAGAAGTTTAGGGTTATTTTACCCGACGGTAGGACTGTTGACTTTGGTGCCAGTGGATACTCGGACTACACCAAACACAAGAATCCTTCGCGAATGCGGTCGTACGTACTTCGCCACGGTGGGAACGTACCCAAATCTATAATAAAGGAACGAGATCCGAAGAAAATTCACAAACGCATGCTCACGGTCGACGCGAGTGACAAAGAACAATGGCTCTTAGGTGGCGTCGCGACCGCGGGTTTTTGGTCTCGCTGGTATCTGTGGAGTCAACCAACGTTTCCAGAGGTGCGAGCATTCATGACACGTCGGTTTGGTATTAAAATTACTCATTAACACGGATCGAAATGTATTATTTATTTCTTGATATATCATAACAACGATATGATCATCATCATTCTTATGATATGTATCTTAATGACTTGCGCCGGCGTAATTTTATATGTCAGGCGAAAGAAGTCAAAGACGACGACGCAGAAGACTTCCGAAATCGAAACATTGCGCAAACAAATCGGTGATATGAAGAAAAACGATGAAAGCACACTCGAAGCGATGCGCGCTCTTCGTGAAAGTATCGAACAATCCAAACCGAAAGCCGAGCCGGTACCAGTAGAGAAGGAAGTTACGTACGCGGATATCGATACGACGAAGGGTCACCCGCGTGGGTATGGATCGCATCACGTGCCGTACGGTGGCACGTGGCACACCGTCGCACCCGGAAAAGCGCAAACACCAGAAGTGTGTTGGGAACACGCCAAACGTAATAAATTGAGCAACTGGGGGTGGCGTTCGGGTGATAAATCGTGCTGGTCATACATGGACTCGTACCTGTGGTCCGGCGGAGGCGGTGTGTCCGCGGCCAATCACACTGGTGGGTGCACCGAACCCGGTATGAAGCTCGAGGATGGATGTTTCGATCTTAAAAAAGGTGACGTCGTGGTTGGACACAAGGGTGGTCTCGCGGGTGGTTATAACAATTTCGCGGGACAGAAAAAAATGACTTTTAAAAAGTGTCGTTATCTCGCGGCAAAGGAGGGTATTCGTGTATTTGGATACAGAACTAATCGCCACCCCGATAACAACTGGACAAACACGTGTTTCGCACCGAATAATCCCGATAATCTAGAAGGATTCATTGGTTCCGCCACCGATCACGCGCACATGATGGCGTGCACTAATACAGATAAGAAAATGCGAGACGATTGTCGTTAATTGTTTGCCACGAGCGTTCTTCAGGCCTTTATGATGCATGAATAAAAATAATGTACGCGTATTTAAATGAACGATTGGTTTCTCTTCGTACTCGTGTTTTTTATTACTTTGTTCATGTATTTTAAATATAAGAGAAAAGGTAACATGGATACATCGGGTATGGACGTGCTCTATCACCTCGAAAGTCCCTATCAAACCATCGATCTCGTGAGAGATGTGAAGACGAAGCACATAGCCATGTTTCTCAACGGTGATATACAAAACCACACAAAGGAATACAAAAAATCACACTACGAGATGGTAGACGTGTCGATTAAACTTTTCGATGGTCGTCCAAAAAATATTCTCATTCTGGGCGGTGGTGACGGGTATCCGGCGATGCGCGCACTCAAATATGACGGTGTTCATGTTAAAAATGTCGAACTCGATGACACATTAATCAAGTTTGTACAAACGAATCCAATCATGAGAGAACTCAGTGAAGATGCATTTAACGATCCAAGACTCGAATTGATCGCCATGGATGCGTACGATTACATCCACGAAGAAAAGGAAAAGTTCGACGTCATCGTGTACGATGTGGAATTAAATACGAATAACATAGTCACTGAATTCGATGATCATCACGATCACATATTAGAGAATCTCCTCAGTAAAAACGGTGTGATTAATATGACTGGTCATCTCGGAAGTTCGGGAATAGATACGGGATTTTCTGAAATATGTAAAAAATACCTAAAGTTACAAAAAAGATACGACGGAAAACGTGTCGTCGCACTTTTACAAACGAAACACGAATTTGATGTGTTTGATAAATACTTCCCGATGAATATTAAAAAGTTAAAACGATCGCACCCGAACAGTGAAATCGGTATTTCCATATACGATTTGAATTCGTCTTGTGGAAATTATCAATATAGACACGAAATATATTTCTACATTTCGAAAGAACCATTTGATAAAACAAATCCAGACGTGAACTTTTATCCGTTCAGGAAACTTTGTTAGTAGTATATATATAATGCTAGCGCCGCTGCTGCTAATTGTTACAATTGTAGTCCTATTGATAATGAGACGTAAAAAGGATCACGTGGGTATGCATTATATCATAGACGTAGATCACGCAGACGAACGACTTCTCTACGATAATACGGCTATGATTAAAGTGTGTGATGAAGCGTTACGAAGAGCTGACGTCACCATCGTGAACAAGGCCGTACACGCGTTCCACCCACAAGGTCTCACCTTGTTGTATTTACTCACAGAGAGCCACTTCTCTTTGCATACGTGGCCAGAGCACAGAAAAATCCGTATCGATTTTTTCTCGTGTCAAAACCACGAAAAATGTGAGATTGGGTACGAATATTTGAAACGTGCATTCCACGGGTCGACTGTTCGAGTTCAGCGACTCTATCGATGATAGACACCCGCGCGTCCAGCGGCATCATCAATTTCATCGACCATTTCCCACGCCCATAAACACTCTCGCGCATCTTGGTGTTCGCAAATAGAGTGTGCGATATCCAATGCCTCGACAAGTATCATTTTTAAACGCATTTGTCGAGGTGTTATTTGTTTTTGTTCCCTGAAATGCGGTGCGGCGTACATATGTTCGAGAGCCGACCGCGTGATTTCAGACTTCTTGTGTTCATAATCACCGTTATGCGCCGCGATGATGCGAGCTTTACGCGAGTATTTAGGTACGGGTGGTTGCGACCAGTATCCAAATCTTTTCAGCGTTCGCATATTTAAATAATGTATGTCTATTTTTTTTAAGCAAAGAAATCGTCAGTTCTGTAGAGTTTCGTCGTGTACGTCCCATTCTTACTGAGCACGGCGACGTTTTCGTTTCCATACATTTCGGGACATCCAATATCTTCCGTGCACTCACGACCGTTATGCGACACGGTCAATGGGTACAGGTTTTCACCGGAAGTTGTCGTGTAATAATGATAGCGATCTCTGTGACCTCGAACTTCTCGTCCATACAGAGGCAAGGTTTCGTTATTGTCCCCGACCAAAAGCCCCATCTGTTGCGTGTGTCCAGGTTTATATTTACGAATCGGGGCTTCCCTGAATTCCGGCGCGCGCGTGGATATGGGTCTACGCTGTACGATCGCCGGTGGGGGTGGGGGTCGCACGATGACGATGGGTCTACTTTTCAAATAGACGAGCACCGCGAGTGTGAGCACCGCGACTATTAAGAGACGCGTCAAGGTCTTTTGTTTCATTTCTATTTACGGAGAATATGTTTCACGGGTGCGAAAGCCTCGTCGAGACGACCGAGTCTAAATTGCACCACGAGCCATAAGAAGAAGAATGCGACTTTGATGAAGTAACTCGCGGCGTGATCATCGACGTTATATATGGGACTCATGACCTTTCCCATGAACGTTTCGTATTTACTCTTACCCGTGAGCCACGCCTCGAGTTGTGTCAATGCACACGTGTCATCGTTCGTCGTCCAATGAAAAAATAGGAAAGGTACGAGAAGTGAGTAAAACTCGAGGTGTTGTGTACTTCCTGTGAATGGTACGACAAACATCGATATCAGAAAAATGAGATGGATTGTAAATATAATATTCATCTACTGTATTATGAATGGAGAAATTATTGACGACGATGCGTTAAAAAGACGTGAAATGCAGCTTCGCGGTGAAAGTTGGAACGACCAACACGAAACCATTTTGAGACAGTGGGGTGAAGCCTCTGGATGTTATAGATATATGCATCACAGGGCATTTCTCATGTATAAAAGATTATCTATGCGTTTTACATTGCCAGTTATCGTCTTAAGTACGATTACAGGTACTGCAAATTTCGCACAAGAACAATTCCCAGAATCCATCCGACCCATGGTTCCATCGGTGATCGGTGGTTTGAACCTCGTCGCGGGTCTCGTCGCCACGATCATGCAATTCTTGAAGATTAATGAACTCATGGAAAACCACAAAACCGCAGCGCTTTCCTACGGTCTTTTATCGCGAAATATTCGATTGACACTCGCACTCGGACGCGAAGAACGTAACGCCGACGGCCT